AAATTAGTTATCGAAACTCTTGTACCAGCATTATTAGTTCCAAATCCAAATATAGCCTTGCTTGAGGGAGGAGGTTGCGGTGTTACACTTACTCCGCCACCAAATGAAATTCCTGATCCGATATCCATAATATGTTATCCTTTAACATATTTATCAGATATCATTTTCTTTTCGATTTTCACTATAATGTGCGTCAAAAGTGCCACCGGGATAGCGACTTTCTAATTTACGAACATTCTCATCAATCACATCATTTGGATCAAGATTCAATGCACGACAAGCATTAATCCAATACCAAATCACATCCCCTAACTCACGCTTCATATGAAAAACGTTCTCATCTGTTAGTGCTTTTCCTTGAAAGAAAATCTTCTTGGGAATCTCAATAAACTCTCCGGACTCTGCGGCTAAACCCAAACAAGCGGTTAACAATAATGGAATATTAACATCTGGTCCATGTTTTGTTAATCCGTCATTTAAGTCTACTTCATAATTACTATCTAATCTGTCTAGGGTGTCCATAAATGTAGTCAAGTCATTACTTGGTTTACTTGTTACGGCTTCTACAAAATCTTTGTATTTGTTTAAATCAATATTACTCATTAAAATGCTTTCAGTATAATCATATTCTCATTGAAGCGTCCATTAGATGCAGTAGCCACTGCTTTAATGTCGTTAAAGTATTTACGAGCCGCCGGCTTACTTCCCATAATTTCTTTAAGTTGTTCCGCAGGCTTACGTAATGTTTTAACTTCGCTTTTTGCTGTATCAAAGCCTAGCAATGTATTACCTTTAACAGTAAATGCTTTACTATAATCATCGGCAATATAGTGATGTAACTTACGCTTTGCACTATCATAGATCCAAGCTTCACTTGCACCGTGAAGTTTGATTGGACTAATACTTACTAAGTCAAGCTTACTTGCGGTATCTTTAAATACTTTTTGATACTTCAATTTAGATACAATTTTCTCTACCGGTACTGCTTTACGTGCCCTAGGAGCTTTGGCGGCTTTCTTAACACTAATGTAACTGTTCAAGTCATTGATAACCAATTCAATGAACTTAACAATGTTTTTAACTTGTGTTTTAGATAAATGATTATAACCTTGAACCAATTGACTATCGGTACCTTTGAGTACTTCTTCAAACTCATTCTGTTTCTTTTTCCAAACTTCAGTTAAGATACTGATATGTTGTGGCATTACATTCTTTTTAGCAACTTCATCCATTGGACGTAGTGTGTGCTTTGTAGGTGCGCCGGATGTAATGAATTCATCAAACAATCCCTCAAGTTCACCTGCGGCTTCACGTGCTTTATCTTTTAATATTTCTTGAATGTTGGGTCTTGTTGGTGCCTCAACTTCAACTTTTTCTTCTTCCGGTTTATGTACTAACTTTAATAAACGATTGATTTCGTTTTCAAGTGTCAGTTCCTCATGTTCAGTTAATGTTAACCCACGTAATTGAATACGGGCTAACCAACATAGTGTCAATAGAAATTCATTTTCATGTATCCTACGCATAATCTTAGCATCAGCTGGCCGATCATTGAATTCTAGATATTGAGCCAACAATTCTTTAGCATCTTTTTTCCCATAAAAACGATGATACCAAGTGAAACTACGCATCAATGCGACTCTACGCTTATCCTCATCCGGTTGTAGAACAAACAATGGTTCATCCCCATAATGCTGTACATCTGCATCCCGTGGATTCAATGCTTTAACTAGACTATGGTCCTCTGTATTACGCTTACGTGTTGCCATTAGGCACTCCTTTGTATTGATTTAGCTATTATAGCATAACCCATATTTATTGTCAACCTTAGGATTCAAGCGTAGGACATTGCGATAAATACTATTATGCCAAAGTTATCCTTATACCGCCCAAATAAACAGAATGATTATCGTTTCTTTGATAGAACAATATCCGAAGAATTACGTGTAGGTGGCACGGATTTATACATTCACAAGTATTTAGGTCCTACTAATCAAGGACCTAGTATTGATTATACTCAACCGGAATATGATAGTTTAAATCCACTGAATATTCAGGATTTATTATTCCTAGAGAATAGAGATAGAACATATGATCCAAACATTTATCGGTTACGTGGTCATTATAATGTACAAAATTTAGACTTTGATTTAAGTCAGTTTGGTTTATTCTTAAACAACGATATTATCTTTATCAATGTACATTATAATGATATGATTGATATTGTTGGTCGTAAACTAATGGTAGGTGATGTATTAGAATTACCGCACTTATTAGATTATAATCCATTACAAGAAACTATTCCAGTTGCATTAAAAAGATTTTATAGCATTACTGATGCTAACTTTTCTAGTGAAGGATTTAGTCAAACATGGTATCCACATATGTGGCGTATTAAATGTGAACCATTAGTTGATAGTGAAGAATTTAGTCAGATATTAGCTGAACCAATTAACCAAGATAATTATTTGGGAATATGGGATCCAACTAAAATATATCCAGCTGGTTATGTAATGACATTTGGTGATAAGAATTATATCAGTAAAATAGAAGTTCCGGCTGGCACTATGCCACCAAACACAACATATTGGGAGTTAGATACGGCCTCAAATCTTAAAGACATTCTTGCTACTTACAATAAAAATATTGCAATCAACAACGCGGCACTTGAAGAGGCTGCACGACTTGTACCTAAAGCAGGTTATGATAGAAACAATTTATATGTTGTGCCCACGTATGGTACGTTTGAAACCAATACAGAATTATCAGGTAAGTATAATCAACCTGCGCCACCGACTAATGTAGTCACTGGTAACTTAGGTCCACCTGTTGCAACAGTTGAACTAATGCAATCATCATTGTATAGAAATACTAGTCCTGTATTGCGTATTCCTGCATCGTCTGTTCAAACTATTTTTAGTATGACAGTTGATGGTGGTGCAATCGAACCAAGTGCAACATTATCATTAAGATCATTGGCAGTTGCACCGCAACTGACTTCAAGTGGATCAGGTCCTGTATCAAGTGATATAATGTTGACCATTGATAGTTTAGGTTTAATTACAGGACCATACGGTACTGCTGATAATACATATTCTACTGCTGACCAGAACCCAGAACTACCCGGATTCACTGATGAGATAACTCCTGTTATGGACTTTAGAGCGGACTGTGATCCACGCTTCCAATTCATTGCACGTAGTAGTCCTAGAACATTTGGTTATACAACTGGTTACTTGGATGGTGATGGCACTGCTCCTAATGGCTTCCCAACTGGTGCCGGTATTGCATTCCCGCAGAATCCACAAGTAGGAGATTACTTCTTACGCATTGATTACTTACCGCAACTATTATATCGTTGGGACGGTAGACTATGGATAAGAATTAGTGAGAATGTAAGAACACCAACCGGGTTCACTGATGCAGATAAGTCACAACAATCTAGCTTTATAAATAACAGCAATGTAACAGTGTTGACAGATGGAACTACTACAAGACAGAAGCAAGGTCTATCTACGATACTTACTATTGCACCCGACCCTATTCCTCCGCAACCTTAAAGAATATAAATGGCACAATTTTTCTATGACAATCAGATACGCAGATTTTTAATACAGTTTGCAAAAATATTCAGTAACTGGCAAGTTACTAAAGGCAAAGATCCTGCAGGTAATGAGATACTTGTTCGTGTTCCTATTATGTATGGTGATAGTAGTCGTCAAGCAAGTACAATCATTGCCAACAATAGTGCTAGTAATCTACCTTCAGCACCACTAATTACATATTACATCAGTGGACTAGAATACGACCAACGTAGAACCCAAGATCCTACATTCATTGATAAGATACAGGTTCGTCAACGTAGTTATAACAGTGATACTCAGCAGTATGAACAAGTGCAAGGGCAAGCATTTACAGTTGAAAGACTAATGCCAGTTCCATATACGTTGCGTATAACAGTAGATTGCTGGACTACTAATTATCAACAAAAGTTAGAGTTGATTGAACAATTAGGAACGTTATTCAATCCTTCGTTAGAAATTCAAAGTACTGATAACTTTATTGACTGGACGAGTTTAAGTGTAGTATATCAAGATGGATTAACATTTAGCAGTCGTAGTATTCCACAAGGAACTGGTAATCCTATTGACGTATTAAGTTGGAAGTTCTATATGCCTATCTGGTTAAGCAATGCTGCCAAGCTTAAAAAGATGGGCGTTATCGAAAAAATTATTGCAAGTATTTTTAAAGGTCAAGCACTAGAAGATATACAAGATGATGACTTATTATTAGGGACTCGTCAAAAGATTACACCATATGGTTACAAATTATTATTGATAAGCAATAGACTACAATTGTTACCTGCCGATGAAGCATTCTATCCTGACAATGAAAGTTTAGAATATCCTCCCCCACCTGACACAAGTTTATATTGGACAAGTTTATTAAATGTCTATGGAACACTAAGACCTGGTATCAGTCAAATATGGTTACAGAATCCATTTATGAATACTGATATTGTAGGTACTATTGTTCCCGATCCGTTAGATGATAGATTATTGATATATGATATTGATCCTGACACACTGCCACAAAACACATTGGATCCTGTAGACAGCGTGATTAACCCATTAGTCACCGGACCAAATGCAGGACTGCCAGGACCAATTAACGGTCGTAGATATCTTATTGTAGAAGATATAGGTAGTCCCGGGAATACTACTATTGCTTGGGGAGCATTGATTGCGAACGCAAATGACATTGTTGAGTTTGATGCAACATCAGGTGAATGGTTTGTATCATTTGATAGTCAGGCTGCCACCACAGTAGAATACGTAACCAATCTTACTACTAATTTGCAGTATAGATTTGATTATGTCAACAACGTTTGGATGAAGTCGTATGAAGGTTGGTACGCTCAAGGGGATTATTCTATCGTCATCTAATACTGTGATAAATCATAGTATGACTAATGTTTCTGCAGGCGTATTTTTCTATTCGGAATCTACTAAACGTTTCTTATATCTACTAAGAAATGATAGTAAGAATCCAGGCAACTGGGGAATACCCGGTGGTAAAATAGAAATTGATGAAACATTACTTGAAGGTCTACAGCGTGAATGTATTGAAGAAATAAATTATTTCCCAAAAAACGCTAAACTTGTACCAATACAAAAGTTTGTCAATAATACATTTACCTACCATACATTTTTTTGTAAGGTCGCTGAAGAATTCACTCCTGTATTAAATGATGAACATTGTGGGTATGCTTGGGTAGGCAATAAACAATATCCCAAACCATTACATCCAGGATTGTTTAACACAGTAAACTTTGATGTTGTTCAGAAAAAACTAAACGCACTTACAAAAAAAGAGACCTAAGTCTCTTTTTTTATTTTAGCAATTTTGCTATCGTATCGAATCCTAACGATCCTATTACAACACCTGCCCCCATCATCATCCATCGCCATTTTTCAAGCGCAGAGATTTTGTCTGACATAGACTTATGAGCACCGGCACTAGCATCTTTCATTTCTTTTAGAAGCTGATGTGTATCTTCGTTGTTCTTCGCCATACTAATATTAACATCTTTGATATCAGCTTTGATTTCGCTGATATCATTTGTGATGTTTTGTACCTGTACTTGAAGCACTGCGATATCCGTTTCAGTCTTTGGCATTTTAATAGTTTTCGCTACCATCATGATTAAGCATTAGCAATCGTAACGATTGGGTTAGGCTGACCATCATATGTATTAGCGGCGTATGCTGTGTTGAATGTTGCGATAACATCAGGATTAACCGTGTTCAATACCGCAGTACCTGTACCAGTACCGGTTGCTGTAGCAATGAATGACACACCTGTCATGTTAGAAGCTGAACCACATGCTGTCCAATCTGTTGTACCAGTACTATAAATTGTATATACTGTACCTACACTTAATGAACCGGCTGCAACTTGTGCTGGGAACACTTCAGAATTGTAATCATTAACGCTTGAAACAAATGCTGTACCAGAGGCTGCATCAGTAGACAAGATGTTCATTGTATTTGGTGTCAATGCTGTATTAGCAACATTAGCTGTATAACACTGTGCGATTAAACCAGTTGTACCACCTTGTACTAGATACTTTGTCTTACCTTTTTGACGAACAATGAAACCAGCTTCGTCATTAGCATAAACATAATTTTGACCCAAGCCACCAATTGTAGATGATGCGTTTGCTCCCAATGTAATGCTATCTTGCAATGCATCAGGTGTACCTGTTGCGGCTGTCATAACTTTTGGTGCACCACCTAGCGTTGATGAGACAGTGAATGCGGCTGCGTTAGCAGTTGTCTTAACAAAATAT